ACTTTTACTGATAATACTGCATCTGTAGGAAGCGAGACTTATCAAAAAACTTTACTTTGGAAAAGTATAAAGTCAAGTGTGAATGTTCCACCTGCTCATGGAAATAGCTGGGAACGAGGAGATATGTGCAGTAAAAGTTTAAAAGGTTGTGGTATGAGATTTGGATTTAATCCTAACGATGCAACAAGTTCATCAGCAACACCAGAACCTGATTTTAGCACAACAGTAGTAATTCCATTTGGAGGATTCCCAGGGTCAAAGGCGTTCTCATGATGGATTGTATATATGAAGCTGCTAAGAAAAGAGCACCAAATGAAATGTGTGGAATTATTACTAATGATAATGAATTTATTGAATTTGAGAATATTGCCGAGAATAAAAAATCGCACTTTAAAATTGACCCAATAACTTTCGGTATGTATCAATTAAATTCAAAAATAAAATATGTTGTCCATAGTCACTATGACTCAAAATGTAATCCGAGTCAGCATGATATTGATAATTGTAATTCGGTAGGTATACCATATTTAATTGTATCTTACCCAGACAAAGAGTACTGTATAGTGGAGCCAAAATGACAAAAGTACATTTATTAGGAAAAGCAGGAAAGAAATTTGGAAAAGAATTTAATCTTGATGTAAAGCATACAAAACAATTAATAAGAGCTATTGCTGTACAGAGAAAAGGATTTTTAAATTTTTTCTTTGATGAACAAAAGAAAGGTATCGAATATGTTATTAAAAGAGGAGAAGATTTTCTCAGAGAAACTGATACAGAGTTAAGCCTAGGAAATGATGATATTTATTTAATGCCTGTTCCACAAGGGTCAGAACTTTTTAGTGATGGATTTAAAAGAGATTTAGGAGCAGTATTAACTGTTATTGGAACTATACTTCTATTTGTACCTATACCAGGTGCTAGAGAGATAGGTACAGCATTAATTATAATAGGTGGATATTTAATGTTTGATGGTATCTTAGGATTAGTTCAAGATGACTCCCCACCAGAAGAGGCAGATGCTGCAGTATTTGGGGGCCCAATAAATGTTGTTAAGCAAGGTATTCCTATACCTTTACTTTATGGAAAATTAGAAGTAGCAGGTGCTCCTATAAACTATGGTTTTACAAATAAAAGAATAAAAAGAAATAGTGGATGGGTAAATATTAATAATCCAGACCAACCAAATGATTCTGGAACAAGTGTCGGAGGTAGTTCAAATGGCGGTACTGGAAAAGCCACCGCAAGAGTATAATTATGACGAATAAAAGAAATAACAGTCCAGTAGCAGGAACAGGTAGTGGAAAAAGCCCACTAACTTTAAAAAGAAAATCGGAAGTAGTTGAGCAGTCCGCTGTTGTCTATGATGTTTTATCTGAAGGAGAAATCGAAGGTTTAGTAGATGGTGCATATACTATTTACTTGGAAGGTGTTCCTGTTTTAGACAAAACTTTAGCTACTACTTATAGTTCTAAATCAAGTCAAAATACTTCTTACGATGCAAGTACTGGTACAATTACCGATAATCAAACTTCTAATATTTTTAATAATTTATCAGTATTAGACGGAACTAGATATATAAGAATTGATGGAGCAGCAGCAACTGGAAATTCAAATGTTGTAGCAAATAATGTCACGATAACTCCTAGTGCAAGTGGAGGAATAACTTTTGCCAATACTCATGTAGCTGGAAATAATACTACCTTAGTTGAAATGGCTCCTAAAATTAGAATTGCAGGTGCTGGTTTAGATGGTGGTGTACATACAGCAACAATTACTTCTTTTGATAGTACAAATAATACTGTAAATATTACTCCACCTCCAAAAACTTCAGTCAATAATGCAAGTACAACTATTGATTTAGTAGACCAAGTATCTTCTTTTAGTGGAAATACAGCAGTTATTGCTCCAACAGGACAAGGAGTTGACAGGTCAAATGTACCTACAACTTTAAGTTCACCCATTGTAAGTGAAGACAGTGAGCCTATCTATAACTTTAACAATTTTTCATATGCTATGAGAACAGGGCATAGACATCAACAGTTTGTTGTAACTCCACAAGGAGTGGGCTCTGGAGCAGTAGGTGTTGCAGTAGGCGCTGATTTACCTGCATCTAGTCAAGGCGCTCTCGGTATGTCAAGCGAGGTTAGAAATGCTGGAGGTGGTTTACGAGACCATGATGGAGAATCATATACTTTAGATAATGATTCAGGTGTTAATATTTCAGCAAGTTCTTTTCAATTACCAGATCCTTCTGTAATTGACCATTTAAAAATAACTATCAATCATCCTACAGGACTTTATACTACAGACTCCGAAGATGGAGATAGTGGAAATGCTTGGGTAGAGCTACGAATAATATTTTCATATGTAAGAGATGGTCAAACATTTGAACAAACTGTTTTTGGTCTAGATGATATGGCTACTCAGCCTAGAGAAAAAGAAGGTACTCGACCTCATGTAGCTGTAGGTGGAGACATAGATTTGAACGCCCATGATGGTATAATTCATGGAAAAATATCGACTCAGTTTGCAACAGTCTTTGAATTTGATACAGAACAATTCCAACCTTTTGATGACTTTACTATAAAAATACGAAGATTTACTCCTACTGCTTATAAAATAACTAATAAGTCTTATCATAATGCAACTCAAGTAAGTTATGCAGAAGCAATTATTGAAGATAAATTAAATTATCCATATACAGCTTACGCAGCAGTAATGGTAGACTCTAGAGATGCTAGTACAGTTCCACAAAGACATTATGAATTAAGAGGTATAAAATGTAAAGTTCCAACTAACTACATACCATTAGATACTATGGATGCTGATGGAAATAGAACAACAACAGCTTCTTATAAAAGAAATGTAACTACAGGAGCAACAGAAACAACAGATCAAGACTGGGATGGAAAATTTAGAGGAGACAAAAAAGTATTTACTGACCCTAATGATGTAAACTATGAGCCAGTATATACTAATAATCCTGCATGGGTATTTTTAGATCTACTAACAAATGAAAGATATGGACTTGGAAATTATTTAAATAAAGACCATACTATGGATATAATTGATAAATATCAGTTATATGAATTAGCAAAATATTGTGATGAATTAGTAGATGATGGACAAGGAGGACAAGAGCCTAGATTTACTTGTAATGTATATATAAAAGATTCAACGGAAGCTATAAAAGTATTAAAACAATTGATGAGTACTTTTAGAGGTATCTTACTCTGGCATGATGGAGAAGTATCTGTTAGTATGGCACAAGAAAAAGCTCCTATTTTTACTTTTAGTAAGTCTAATGTAGCTCCAGAAGGATTTGTTTATAGTTACCCTTCAAATAGAGTAAGAGCTAATCAAATAAGAGTAACTTGGAATGACCCAGATAATCATTATAGACCTGCAGTAGAATTAGTAGAAGATAGTGAAAATATTGCTAAAACTGGTAGAGTGGTAGAAAAAAGCACACTAGCGTATGGATGTACTTCACAATCTCAAGCACATAGGGTTGGAAAATATCATTTACTTAGTGAGATAAATGATAGTGAAGCTGTAACATTTACCAGTGGTATAGGTAGTCAAATTTTAAGACCAGGTGATTTAATAGAAGTTCAAGATGCAGATAGAGATAATGTTCAGTTAAGTGGTCGAGTTTCAAGTGGTGCAACAACAACGGTTATTCCTGTAGATAGAACTGTAGCATTAAGTAATACTGCAAATGCAGACCTTACATTAATCTTTCCAAAATCAGGAGCATATCTTGCACAACCAAACGCAACTATAAATAGTGTTTCTTACAATCAAGGAGATTTAATTCTTCAAGCAAAAAATGCCAGCGATACTCTTTACAATTTAGACGTTCAAGCAAACACAGCAAATGCGCGTGATGACAGCGGAAATATATTAGATATTGCATGGTCAGAAGATGTAAGAATAGAAACAAAAGCAATAAGCAGCTATAATGCTAGTCATGTAACTGTAAGTTCAGCATTTTCTGATACACCAAATGAAGAAGTTATCTTTGCAATTTCACAAACAACAGCAACAGGTGAAAAATTAGCAGGGTCTCCTCAGGCCTATATGATAACTGAAATTAAAGAAAATATTGAAAGTAAGGCTTACAGC